TCACTTCGTATCGGGCGCAAGCGGCCAGTCAATATCCGGAGCTAACGAAATATCGACTCGGTTCAATAATACCCGGTAGTTTTTCCACGCAATTAGTTGGGTGGTTTCTTCTTCTGTAGCGATTGCCAAATCAACCGCGTCCTGAAGCGGGGCAATAGTTTTGTTGGCTTCGCTCATTAGAGATGACTTTTTTTGATTTGTAAGAGTAATTAATTGCTCCTGTGTATGTTCAATCGCAGGGGCATCAATCCAAATCATTTTTTTTGTGCTTTTATTGTAGAAAGGAATTTTTCCATCTGGATTTAATCCAGTAAAATCTCCATGTTCTTTCTGCGTCACCTCTTCTAAATCATCAGGCAAACCGCCAATACTGTCACAATAGCTGAGAGTATCTTCTGGATAGAAACCACCTTCATTGTTACTAAAATACCATTTCATTTTAATACCCCGCTACGACAAAAGACCAGGTCCCGTTACAGTTACGCGTATGCAATTTAATCTGATTTTTACCTGATGCTGTAGCTGTCCACCACGAATCACTGTCATTGCCACCACTACCTGTATACGATGCGCCAATGCCTAAAATACCGCCAGCAAACGAAGCTGGTAACGTGACTACTACATCAGGATTTGAAGTGGAGTTTGACGCAATACCACCTATTACCTGCATGAAAACCTGCCCATTTGCATGCTTGTAATAGGCTGAGAAGGTACCGGTAGTTGTTGTACCTGATGTTCCTTTCAAGGCAAAACGCCCATCACTTTCCGCTTTTGTATATGCAGTACCCGTTGGGGTATAGTTACCTTTTAACTGGTATCTATTATCGAAATTAGTATAGTTGCCGGGAACCACTTGACCTACAGAAGTTAATACCTTACTTCCGCCAGCATAAGAAATAATATTATTACCGCCAGTAGAATCTTCATTAACTCGAAAACCGCTTCCATCCGCCACAATAAAATACTTCTTCCCGGTATCGGTTTCACTTAACTGAATTATCGGGGCCGGCGTAAATAGTTCTATATTGCCTGTTAGCCGACCACCACTGGCAGGTAATGCTCCAACCTCCGCCGCTGTGGGTTTATTAGATGTATCATAAACCTTTGCCCAGCCCGACCAACTACCACCATAAAGTGAACGGATATAGCATCGTGAAGAACTATAGGTGCGATAAACTTGTGTAATGCCTGCATGTTTAATTACTTCGAGCGAGCCGGCAATTGGCTCTGGATAATTACTGCCAGCCGCCGCCTGTGCATTCATGCTTTGAAAATACAATCCCGGGATTGTATAGGTTTTCAGATCTGCTCCGCTGCCAATCGCTATAGTCTGACCATTAAAAATATCTTGCGAAGTGACATTGATATCGCCCGTAAGTGCATGTCCGTTAACTTTACGGGCATTAGGTACCGCGTTAACAATTCGCGAATCATCCCCAGCAGCAACGCTATTAGCCGTTGTACCCGTATCAAGTACAGATGCTCCTTTCAGTCCCAGGTTACTGCGTGCCGTCACCACACTCATGACATCAGCCAGGTTATTACCTTTCTGCAGCGCGTTGACAATACGCGCGTCATTTCCTGCCGCCACGGTTGCGGCAACGGTGCCGACATCAAGTACTGCCGCGCCTTTCAACCCCAGGTTACCGCGAGCGGTGCCGGCGTTGGTTAGCTCAGACAGGTTGGCCGTCGCTTTCAAATAGCGTCCGTCCAGCTGGCTCGTTGAGTTGTTCAACAGCGCTTTTAACAACGTGGCCTGCAGGCTGTTTAAATCACCGTTATCCAGCACGTCGTTACCGGACTTCGTCGCCATAAACGAGGCCACCACGGAAGCGATAGTCGAGGCCTGACGCCAGACTTTATTTAGCTCTTCGCTGCGGGCGATGCCGGACTGAAAGCCGGTTCCCAGCGCTTCTAAATCCTCATATTCAGGTTGTGATAATACGTTGGCAAGCTCGCCTGTAGCGAACGCCTTAAAATCATTTACAGGCATGGTTAACCCTCGGTAATTTCATAATTAACGGTAATCCCGCCCGGCTTAATGGCAAGATAGCCCTGACGGATAATTTCTTTGGTGATGCTGGAGATTGATTTACCTTTCACCGAAACCGTCATAGTCATATTCTGATTATCGGCAAATGAAATAAGGATATCTTTCTTAGGGTAAATATTTTGTAAAATATCGGGAAGGGTTTCATTTGTTCCATCCCAGTTATTTGCGCCGATTTTCGCTCGTAAAACGGCACGATAGTTTTCGTCATCAAGATCGATAAATCCGAACTCGGCGTCGTAGCGATTTTTCCAGTAGCCATAATCGAAGCCAAGGTCGACGTTATCGAAGGAAAAGAAAAAATCTTCTATAGGCGCGTTAATTCTTCTGGTTTGCCCGATCCATTGCCCAAGGATATCCAACTGGGTGCCAATAGCCTTATCAATATCAAAATTACGAATAAAGCTGCTGGTAACGTCTTGCTGAGCAACAAATGCTGAAGTAACCGCATCCAGAGTAGCGGCATAGCGTGGCGCTGCAAGCTGATAAGAGGGAATCAGTTCGCTATATTTATTGCTCATACCGACACCGTTATGATGTTTATATTCGCGATAACGTTGGTTGCCAGTTCATTAAAGGCGACCGGTAAATTAGCCGTTGAAAGTGAATTTTCTGTTCTCCCTATTTCAATGGAGAGAATGTCATAAGTATTTCCGCCGCTGGCAGCGCTCAGGGTAGCCGGCACAAATAGACGAGACAAAAATAAGGTATCGCCAATGTTTAGCGAGTTAATAAATTCACTTATCGATTCTTTAATACCATTACCAATATCCGTGGTATAGCCCAGCAGCGGCTTTAATCTGATCTCGACATAGATTGGGATATCAGCAGGCCGGAAGTAATGAATCGGCTTAGCATTGCCATAGCTGTCGATAACATTTTCCGTCGTTGTGCCGTAGGTCGGCACGCCGGGCGTCTTCTTCAATGCTATAGCTTTGGCGATGCTCCCCGCATCGCCTCCTTCAATAACAACGGCAATATTATGCGCGGGAATACCGTTATCATCGCTGGTATCCGTATCGTTATCGAATACGCGTAACCGTCCCACTCCCGGTAAATTGGCGAGCGCGCCTTCTAAACCCTCAAGAACGGTTTTAGAAGGCAGGGCAACAGATCGCGCCTGACGCTGGCGCAATTCGGCATCGGTTTCCGTCGCCCGGCCTTCCGTTGCCGCCGTCTGGTTTATGGCGCTTTGCCAGCCCAACGTGGGCGTCGCTATCTCGGAAAGATCACCGCTTAAGGCGCTAATTGCTCCCGGCGTCTGACAGATTGCGGTTGCTGTCGCTTTGCCATGCAAGTCGAGCGTCACCTGCGCGGGTAATAACCAGATATTGCCCGCGGCATCGCGAACCTGACCATTTTTAATCACCGTACCGACTTTGCCGGTTAAAACCACATCAGCCGTTGAGTTACCGGCCAGCTTACGCGTAATTCCGTTGATTTTAACATTTCGCGATAACCCCTCCCCCATTCCGCTATGCGGACTAAAAGAGTTATACGCCGCTATCGTCGCGTTGTTACAACCATGCAGAGCGTAGGAGATAAGAGACAGCAGCACGCCGTCTTTGCTGTCCGGTTCGATATAAATATCATCACCATAAATATCCCTGAAAATGATTTTCCATTGTTCAAGGATGGTCTGGAAATCGGGTGCTGAAATACCCTCCTGGCTGATGGTCGGTAGCATTGTGTTAATTAAATCTTCATACATCGACGGTTACCTCTCCATAGATGGTGTCCAGCGTAACGCTGAAAGTCAGGCGTCGATTGCTGTTTTTATTTTGCGTATTGAAGGCGGTGATAGCTTTTACCCCCTGCGTGCCTGAAATACGATCGCGAATGGCTAGCGTGTAAACATCCGGCGCCTGTTTACCCAACACCGCCTGGGCGTAGGGCGTGCCTTCGTTAACGTCCAGAAACCATTGCCCGCGCCACAGGCAAAGGCGCGTCCTGACCGCCTGCGCGACGGCCTGCGCGTTATCGACCAGAAAAGCTGCATCACCTCGCCCGAAGGTATAGTCGTTGTCTATCTCTTTGCGGTATTTCATTGCGGGCCTCCTGTATTACTTCCGCCACTTTGCACGCCGCCATGGGTATGTGTTGTCAGGCTTATGCCGCCTGCGGTTACCTGACTGTCAACGACGACCGGACCACGCAACGATGCACCTCCGCCCGCAGAACCTTTCCCCTGCGCAAGCGGGCCATTGATGGTGACCGCGCCGTTCAGGACAATCGTCGGCGATGTAATTTCAGTTCCGCCCTGAGCGCTGGCGCTTAATTTCCCGGTTGTGACAAGCGTTATGTCATGCCCCGCCGCTACTTCAATAAAAGCCGCGCCATCATCGGTACGCAATTGGGCGGCGCTGGTGCTGATAGCGTCAATTTTCCTGACCTGCGACTGCGGGCCGGGTATGACGAAAGCATCCGCTAGCGAGTGTTGCCGCGCATTAACGGGCTCCTGCGTGCCGCCGTTTTGCCACCAAAAATCTATGGCTCTGTCGGCAAAAACCACCAGACATTCGTCACCGGCCTTAATGGGGAAAGTGAGCGTGCAGCCTCCGCCGCGTGGGAAAACTACCGGTACATCCACCAGCAGTGGATAGCTGACTGAACTTACCTTGCCATCGCTGGCTGTTTGTCCCCCTTTGATCGCCGGGGCAATGGTGCAGGTTACGGTTTCAGCATCAAAGGACTGGATTATGCCGGGCAGCGCAACGCGGAGATCGTTACTAAGCGCCGCCGTCGCGGCCGCCAGCGTTTCGGCCAGTTCGCCGCTAAGGGCCGAAGCGTTTAAAGCCATCTTTGCCTCCATAAATGGAAAACCCGCCGGCGGCGGGTTTTATTATTAAAAAGAACGATGCTCTATTTTACTTGTTCAGCAGACACATCATTCCCCGCGTCTGTTGCTCCGGGCATCTGACACATCAACTCCATTTTCCAGTTAGTTCCGCGAGTATCCCCGTCGTAGGTAATGCCGCAGACTTCGTATACGCCGTCCGTGGCAACGCTTAAAGCCTGTTTTTGCGGGGAAGAGGATGGAGAGGCCGGCAAATTTTTTAACGAATTCAGATCGGTTTGCGCAGCCAGGATCGATGCCTGATCCAGATGAATCAGGCCTTTTAACCGAATATTCGGATTGATCAGGCAGGTTGCATTTACGCCTGCATTAGTCGTGCGCTGAGGCATGCCGATCAAACCGCTTGCGCTATTAAGCTTAATAGCCGGATGCGTCACCCGATCTTTGGGATACATATCCAGACGATCATCAATAATTTTCCAGTCGGCTTTACAAAGCATGGCTATCTGATTGAGGTAGTCGCTGACTTTACCGTGAAAAGTGTAACCGCGCGGGAAAACGGCGTCGGGGAAATTCGGCATCATCCCGGCGATAATGTTGTAGGGTTTCAGGGCGGCCAGCGCCAGATCGTACATATCCTTGACCCGATAACCCTTGGAAAGG